AGACAAGGTGTTACTTTGGGTATATCATCAAGAGGTGTTGGTTCATTAAAGAAAATTGGAGAACAAAACGAGGTTCAAGATGATTTTGAACTAATCTGTTTTGACTTGGTATCTTCACCATCTACACCTGGCGCTTATTTGTTTACTAATCCTGAAGATAGAAATAATTTCGAAGAAAATTTAGAAGAGGAAAAACAAATTGAAAGAGAAAGGAGTGTTGGTCCCGAGGCAAACAAATCTTTGGACTTGATGAATCGATTAAATACTTACTTAAATAAGTAATCCTTGATTTTATAAAATATTATGATGATATTTTATAAAAATTAAAATCATGGACGAAAAATATTTTATCGCAAAACTCTACTACGAATTTCCTGATGAAGAAACTGGTAAGGTAAAAAAAGTAAAAGAAGAAAAACTTGTAAAAGGTTATAGCCCTACAGACGTTGAGGCTAAGATTACAAAAAGGTATAGTGAATTGACTTGGGATTGGAGAATTACCTCAATTGCTGAAAGCAAAATTGATGAAGTAATTGAAGTTTTGTAAAAACAACTTGAAATTTTTGTGAAAAAAAGGGAATCTATTTGGGTTCCCTTTTTTTATTTTTTTCATTTTTTTTCGATTATAACTATCAAAAATTAATTTTTTTAATTTGTCATTATATTTATATGAAAAAAATACATAATAAAAAATGTCAAAAGAAAAAAACTTGGTTGAAGACGCTCTTATCCAAATGAAAAATTTGGAAGAAGCCGTAGCCGAAAATGCAAAAGGAATACTTGCATCTACAATGAAGCAAGAAATCAAAGAATTAGTAAAAGAGTCAATTGTGTCTGAACAAGATGACGAGACTGAAACAGATGATGAAATGGAAGTAGACATGGATTCTGATGAAGAAGAAATGGACATGGATATGGATTCTGATGAAGAAGAAATGGACATGGATATGGATTCTGATGAAGAAGAAATGGACATGGATATGGATTCTGATATGAATGACACCGAAATGTCTGACGATGAAGTAATTGATTTGTCAGGTTCTGATATTTCCGATGAGGACCTTTTAAAGGTTTTCTTGGCTATGGATGAGAATGATGGTGTAATAGTTAAAAAAGACAACAATATGGTCAATCTCAGAGATGAAAACACAGATAAAGAATATATGATAAGAACCGAATCTGAAGAAGAGGAATTTTACGAAGACATGAGTATGGAAGACGGAATGTACGAAGACATGAGTATGGAAGACGGAATGTACGAAGAAGATGAAATGGACATGAATTTTGAAGAAGATGAAATGGACATGGATTCTGATGAGGAAGAAATGGACATTGATTCGATAGTAGACCAAGTATTCAGTAAACACGTTGGTTCTATGGAGGAAGATGACCAAATCGTTTATGAAATCGAAATGGACGATAAAGAGGAATATTTCGAACAAGACATAGATGACTTAGATGAGGAAGACATGGAACTACCGGAAAGTGCAGAACCTGAAGATGACACAATTTACGAAATTTCATTGGAGGATGAGGAAGATGAAGAATATCAAATGGAATCAACAACTCCTAAAGTAGGAAAAGGTGTAAAAAAAATTGGAAAAAAACCAGGATTTTCGTATGGGAAAACCTCAGGAGGTTTCAAAGAAAATATGAAACAAGGTACAAGAGGTGTCGGCATGGGTAAAGGTCCTAAGAAGTTTGAGTTCAAAGAAGGTGACAAAAATATTTCTAATGTGGTTAAAAAAGAGGCTATGTCATTTGGAAAGAAAAAAGAAACCAAAGAGGCTGCTCGTACACTCGGAAGTGGAAGTCGTTTTAGAAGAGGAGGTTTACCAAAACCAAGAGCTTATTCTAAAAATAACATTAACATCGATGAACAAAGAAATTCGAACCAAATTCAAATTCTTCGTGAAAAAAATGAGGAATATCGTAAAGCACTGAATGTTTTCAGAGACAAACTTAATGAGGTTGCAATTTTCAATTCAAATTTGGCATATGCGACAAGATTGTTCACTGAACACTCAACTTCTAAACAAGAAAAAATCAACATCTTGAGAAGATTCGACAGTGTTGAAACTCTTAAAGAATCAAAAAATCTTTATCGTACAATCAAAAGTGAATTAACATCAACAAACAAACCGTCGATTAATGAATCAATAGAGAGAAAAATTGAAAATTCTCCATCATCTGGTTCAGCATCGACATTAATCGAATCTAAAACTTATGAAAATCCTCAATTCTTAAGAATGAAAGATATCATGAGTAAGATTATAAAATAAAAAATAAACTTTAAAAATAATTCCAAAAATGGGAGCATTATTAGAATCAGGTCTTGTTGGTAACATAGGTCTTAAGCACCTTAAAGTTATCAAAGAAGACACAATCAACAAATGGGACAAATTAGGGTTCCTAGAAGGCCTTCGTGGTCACCTAAAAGAAAATGTGGCGCAGTTATATGAAAACCAAGCGTCATTTTTGATAAACGAAGCAACTTCTGACTCATCTTCAGGTTCATTCGAAACTGTAGTATTTCCAATCGTTAGACGTGTATTCTCTAAATTGTTGGCGAACGAAATTGTATCAGTTCAGGCTATGAACTTACCAATCGGTAAACTTTTCTATTTCGTACCAAAAATTCAAGGTTACTCAGGTGGTTCTGTTGTTAACAACGTTAATATCACATCAGGTGACCACTACGCACCTGTAGGTTCTCCTGGTAATTATCCTGGTAGTCCTAACGCAGGTTACGACACAGGTACAGGTCAACCTTTTGGAACTGCAGCAAAAAGTCTTTATGACCTATTTTACGAAGGAACTGAACCGGGTCTTAATCCAGGTGGTCTTTTCGATTACTCAAAAGGTCGTTTCGTAACAATTACTGCTAACACACCTACACAAGTATGGAGTAATGGTGCTTTGGTTACACAGGCTTTGACATCTGGTGAATATAGAAAAATTATCGTAGCACTTTCAGGTTTCACTAATCTTGGTGTTGGAAAATTATTAGCACCTGATGGACAAGAAATTGATACAGAATCATTCTTATCTAATTTGGTTCTTTATACTGCAGATGCAACAGTAGCAACTCAATTGGGTGCTTTATCAACTTATACTCCACTATTATTCCGTGTTGTTACACAAAAATATGGTAAGGGTATTGTTGCACCGACTTATACATCACAGTTGGCCGCTTTCGGTGGAAGCGGAAACGGTGCGTATTTTGACAATATTTGTGACCAAACAGGTATCATTTATTTAGAAATTGATGCTCAGGTTCCAATTTGTGTTTCTTGTGGTCAGTCAACACCTGATGGTTATTCAGGGGCAACAATCACAACCGCGGCTTGGTCAGGTACTGGAGACGCATCTGCAATCAAAGCAGCTTTCAGACGTTATGAAGAACTTGAATTCGAAGACAAAATTGGTGAGGTTTCTTTTGACCTTGAGTCAGTAACAGTTTCTGTAACTGAAAGAAAACTAAGAGCACAATGGTCACCTGAACTTGCACAAGACGTTGCTGCATTCCATAATATCGATGCTGAGGCTGAATTAACAGCACTTCTTTCTGAACAAGTGGCAGCTGAGATTGACCGTGAAATTTTACGTGACTTACGTAAAGGAGCAGCATGGAATCTTCGTTGGGATTACAACGGATGGAAGCGTCTGTCTTCAGGAACTACTCCATACACTCAAAAAGACTGGAATCAGACTTTGATTACAGCAATCAATCAAATTTCTGCACAAATCCACAAATCAACTCTTCGTGGTGGTGCTAACTGGATTATTGTATCTTCAGAGATTTCAGCGATTTTTGATGATTTGGAATACTTCCACGTATCAAATGCTTCACCTGAGCAAGACCAATACAACATGGGTATTGAAAGAGTAGGTACTCTATCAGGTCGTTATCAAGTATACCGTGACCCTTATTTCCCAGCAAACCAAGTGTTGATTGGTCACAAAGGTACTTCATTACTTGACACAGGTTATATCTACGCACCGTATGTACCTCTTCAGTTGACACCAACTATGTACAATCCATTCAACTTTACACCTATCAAAGGTATCATGACACGTTACGCTAAGAAAATGGTTAACAACCGTTTCTACGGACGTATCACAGTTGACGGTGTTCGTACATTTGACATCAACGAGTTGAGATAATAAGTAACACATATTTATAAAAAGGGACAAGAAATTGTCCCTTTTTTTATTTTTTCAGGTCTATAAGATATTTATATAAAAAGTAAATATTATGGCACTTAGACAAATGACAGGAACAACATGTGGTTCCAATACGACAATAACATTTATTACAGATGATGCACTTACATCAGGTAATCCACTCCCAAGAAGTTATCAGTTCGATAGTGGTCTTTGTGTTCAAATTACGGCAATTTCTACCGCAACAACTACAAGTGCATCAACTGTGGTAATTGCATATGGTCCATACTCTAACTGTACAACTTGTACCACACCTGACAATTCGGGTGGTGTTACTGCCAGGGATTGTAAGGATTGTGGTTCAGGTTCTTTCACATCAACAACCTTTACCCAAGCGATTTATACTAATGGTCAAAATAGAGCTATCAGACAAAATAATACAGTTACTCTTGGTGGTCCAAATGGTCTGAATAGTTAAACTATTTTGACAGAATTCTAATACATTTGGATAACACTTCGGTTTCCCCGATGTTATAAACACCCCTCTCGTAAGCGTGTTTAACTGCATGTATTAAAAATACTGTTGCAACATCAGTATTCATAGTGTTTAAGATAGTCTCTAACTGTTCCTCAGTTGAGATTTCCAATCTCCCAAATAATATCGCTAGCGGTTCGTTTTGTTCCATTACTTCTAATAATTTTTTCTTTGACAAAGTTAATAGTTGCTTCTTCAATATTGTCAATACAGTGGTAATTGTCTAAAACAATCTGAAAGAATTCTTTTCTTAATTCAGGTGTCCAAACAAAGTTTTCGTAAATCATATAAAACTCAATTAAAAAGATATTTATAATAATAAATAAAAAAACTCTTTATGACAAATAGAGATAAAAAAATAAATGAAACTACGGTTTCATCATCATCAGGAAAATATTCTAACATACCCTTAGTACCTGGTGAAAGATTATTCAATAAACAACAAATGCAACCATTTTATAAACCAACTTCTAAATACGATAGTGCAGAATTAGCCTACGATAGTTATGATGGTAAAATGAGTACACCAAAAAAAGATATACAAAAAAAAGAAAAAATGGCAAGGAAAGTATCAAAATATATAAAAAATCATCCTATAGAAAGTGATGACGATGGTAACATTTTAACAGGTCCTATAAAAGTGAATGAGGGATGGGTAGAAATAACTCAAAACACCGATGTTGATTTATTAACTGAAGACTTAGCAGTTTGGTTCGGTACCAAAAAGAAACCTAAAGGTTCAAAACAACCTAAAGGTCCTTGGGTCAATATATGTCGTAAAAAAGAAGGTGGTGGTCACCCCCCTTGTGGTAGACCTGAAGCATCTTCTAAAGGATATCCGAAATGTCGTGCTGCGGGTGTTGCATCAAAAATGACAGATGCTCAAAAAAGGTCTGCTTGTCAACAAAAAAGAAAGGCGGAAAGTTCCAAACCCAAAACAGGTACAGGCAACAAACCAACTATGGTTTCTTATAAACCAAAGAAGAAAAAAACAAACGAAAGTTTAGATAAAATTATCAGAAGAATTCTTAACGAAATCAAATCTTTTTAAGAATATCAGTTAAAGAACAATTGATTTGTGAGTGGATTACAGTTTCGTAAGATTTTCTACGTTTTTCAATCTCATTATTAAATAGATAATTAACCCTTTCCCAAGTTCTTGGTTCCATCAAAATAGAATAATGATATACGTGATTTGTCACGAAGGCTTGTTGATGTTGTAATGTCAAAACAATACCCAATCTATCGTTTATAATAATTTTCTTCTCAGATACGGGGGCATATATCAATTCCGTATCACTTTGTTTTAAAAGTTTTCTTGCGATATGGAAGCAGGTTTGTTGATACCTACTCATTGCGGCGTCAATTTTCTCGTCAAGGGGTCTCCTGTGTATCCAAAGGTAATATTTGAGAAGTACTCTTTTGATTTTTCTTTTTACTAATTGATAGAGTGTCATAGGGGATGTTTTGTGGGTACAAAGATATAAAAGTTTTTTGACATTAACAGTACGGTGGTGAACATTTTTTCTTTCCGTCTGAACCTGGCATTTTTCCTTTACAGACTTGTACTGCGTAACCATTTGCATAAGCTGAGGGGTAGACCTTAAATTTTGCCTTAGCCGCCGCCTTACCTCTTGCACATAATTTAGTACCTGTTTTTTTTCTACCTTCTTCCATCATACCTGTAAACGAGGCATCTTCTATATCTTGCCTACCATCACCTTTAATATGATTCATCATGAAATCAAATACTTGGTCCATGTTGTTTTTGGCTTCTGCGATGTGGTCTTGAGCCCAATCGTGACCATCATCTAATATTTGAGTTACCATATCTTGGTCTAACTCCAATAACATATCACATTGTCTTCTCATTTGTTCTAAATTTGAAAAGAACATATATCTATCTGAATAATCTTCGTGCGATTCTTCTAAAACTCTTTTCACTAATTTAGTGATGTCGGTCTCTGATAATCTAATAACTTTTTTCATTTTTTATTAACTATTTGGAATTTAATTTGTCTCTTGTAAGTTGTGACTTCACTATTGATATTTAACTTCAAATCTACAAAGTATTCGTTAGGAATTTTGTCTCTTGTGTCAAATATAAAATAGTATTCGTTTGGTGTTTTGTTGACTTGAGTCCAGTCTTGAACCTGTACTTCTGTTTGACCCTCCTTAACATAAACCCTATAGTGCGCTTTGATTTTATTAAGAGGTTGATTAGATGTATATTCTTTTTTGATGATTACACCGACTTTTCTTATATCAGTATTTAATATTTTTTCATCTTGCCTGATACCATAATAGTCAAATCCATATATTGAAGGTTCATTAGAGGATGTTC